AGTATTGTTGAAATGCCTGTTCTATAGTTTGTGCATATTGATTAACCTCTTGTATTGGATTTTTACTTATTTCACCCCTTCTTACTTTGCTAACAGCTACATTGTCAGCAAAATCTCCTGCTTGTGCTGGAACTTGTGATTCAAAAGTAGGTCTAAAACCACCTGCATTTGCTTTAGTCATAGCATCTAATATCTGTGCAGCAAATACATCTTGATTTTTTCTTTGCTTGTCTATAACAGGATTAGTTTGTGGTCCTTGTATTACTGGTTGCATTTCAAAAGTTTCCATTGGAACTTCCATTGTCATTAGTTCTTCACCAATTAATTTATTCATACCAGCAACATAATCAGCTATGTCTGTTCCATTAGAATCTTGTTGGCTCATATCTAATGTTCCTGTATTTTTTAAATCTCTTGCATCTCCAGGTCCTGCAAACCAAGCAACAGATACTAAATCCCAAGAACCAAATTTATTAAAATATTCTTGTACTTTGTATTTAGCTACTGCATCTTGTGCAGCTTTATCTTTCCAGTCAGCACCAGCAAGTCCTGCTTGTTTAGACCACACATCCCAATTTATATCAAGTATTCCATAAGCACCTAATGCTTGTACTCGTATAGGTTTTCCTGTAACAAAATCTTCTATAACGCTAGGTGAGTGTTTAGCTAAATAATTGTTTGTGCTCTCTTTCATTCTTAACGCACTTAAATAAATATCTATTAAAGCTGGATTTGTATTCATAATGTCTCTATCTACTTCCATAATATTACCTTGGAGCACCTGTGATGCTATTAAGAATGATACTATTAGTTTTTTGAATATCACCATAATCTTTTAACCTTTCTTGTTCTTCAGCAGTTATTTGTTGAAACTTTGCAAACATACCAGCACCAGGGTCTATTTCTGTTAAACCTTGCTCTTCTATTATTTTTTTCTGTATGTGATTACCATACTCCATTAAGTTATCAGGAGTAGCAACCATATTATTTGCTTCTTCTAATAACATAACTTTTTGGTTATATGCTTTTTCTGTTTCAGTAATATAGGTATTAGCTAACAACTTTAACTCGTATGGCATTGGGTCTCTGCCTAATTGTTGTTTAAATAAATTATTTACACTTGTTGCAATACTGTCATAATCAGGTGGTAAATAAGGATCAACTTGTAATCCCATAGCAACAGGATTTTGTATATAACTTTCTAATACATTTTGCCAACCATTTTCTTTTTTACCTATACCTATAGCATTAGCTTGTGACATTAAACTATACATTATATCGCCTTCTAATTTTGGATTCCACACACCAGGTCTAAAAGGTTTTCCTACTTTAGGACCTAACAATCCTGCATTAACTAAGTCAGCTTGTAATTCCATTATTTGTTCTGGTGAAGAATTTAAAAATTCAAAATCATTGTCATTATTTTTATAGAAATTGTCACCATAATCAGCTATTGTTGTTTCTACACCTTGATACATTATCTTTGTATCGCCTTCAACACCTATAAATGGATTATCTAATTCTTGTAAATCTTCGAACTCTTTCATTAATTGCATAAGCATTTCTTCTTCAGGTGATGAAGGAGTTTCATTTCTTGCTTCAAACATACTTACATAGTCATTCCAACCATAAGATAATGCAGCTTCTTTAGCATCTATATATGTTTCTGCTAACATAATTGCGTTAATTTGTTCAGAAGTAGGTACAAATCTTGTACTACCAACAACTCCTCTATCTATAAGAGTAAATATTTCATCTTTAAATTTTTTTAACAAATCATCCATAATTATCTATTATTACCTTGATTTAATTGTAGCAACAAATCATCTTCATATTCTGGTTGTAATTCTTTTGCCAATAATTGGTCAAAGATAGGACCAAAATCTGGGTTCTCATCTATAAGATTATCAGCATACTTTCTTAATATCTGCCTTACAGCAATATATTTATTAGATTGTTTCCAAGCAGTTTCTGATTCACCTTGATCTACTAACAAGTCAATTACCATTTGTCTTTGTTTTAAATATTTATTTATTGTAATAACTTGTTTATTGTTTTGTAATCTAGGGTCTTTTACCATTTTCTCTAACTGTGTTATTTGCATATCTATAGTTGGTTTGTTAGGTGATCCAACAATGTTAGGTTGTCCATAACCCCAATATTTATCCATAAGTTCTTTTTTGTACCTGTTTCTAACATATCTAGCAGGTTCTGAGTTATCTCCTACAATACCTAAATCTCTTTCAAACTTATCTAATGCTACTGAACCTAATAATTTATTTTTAGCTATTGCCCATTGTTCTGGTGTACGATATTCTCTTTTGTTTTCAAACAATCCTTCTCTATACGCAGTAAAAGAAAACTCTGCATATTCTGGTGGTGGGTTTAAATACCAAGCAACATAAGGATAATCTTCATACACTTCTCTGTTCTGTTGATACCATTTGTAACCTTCTTCTGTTGTTGGAAATTTTTCTATAGATATAGTTTTAGATACAGTTAAAGCAAGTGGATTAAATCCATATCTATCAGTAAATACTTTTAATGCTTGTGTGTCATCATAATTGTTAGATGCTTTAATACTTCTGTATTCATCTGCAAGGGTTTCCAAAAAAAACATACGAGAGTTTTCTGGTGTTATTTCGTATATTGGAGTTGCAACACCTGAAGGACCTAACATCTGCGATACTGCTCTAATATAAAATAATCCTTTTGCTTTATCTACAGCTAAATCCATACCTTTTTTAAAACCATCTTCATTACTGTCATCAATAAGACCTGCATATAATAACGCTTCGTATGTGTCCATAACAGTATTACCAAATATACCTTGTGAGTTTCTTTGTTAAAAGCTACTTTATAAAATTTATCTATCCACGCAGGAACAACACCAGCAGCTCTAGCTATATCTCCAGGTTCTTTTATGTTTGGTGCAGGAAAGTCACCAAAAATAATTTCGTTTGCAAAACTATCTTCTGGGTAATTTCTAAATAAAAATGCAGCAGGTAGCCTTATGACAGGACCAAAACCAGGAAGTATTGTTGCAGCTATATTTAAACTCTGTGCATACACAGGTAAATTTACATTAACATCTAAAGGATTTTCTGAATCGCCAAACATCCAATCTTGTACTATTCCTGTACCAGGGTAATTAAATACTACTGATCCGTTAGTAGGATTTTCATAAAAGAAACCTTTACCTGTATCTTCTAATGTATCTGTTGGTTGTGTTGCACCATTCCATATAGTTGCACCTCTTGATGCGATACCAGGATTTGCACCAAGCAATCCTAACCAAGTTGTTAATACTTCTTGATACGCATTACCGAAAGGAAATATCCACCTTGCAACATCCCAGAATCTTCTGCTTTCAGTTATGTCGTACAATAAATCTTTTGTTTTTTGTACAGCAGCACCTTTAGCAAATATTTCTATTAGTTCTGCATCATCAATTCCTTTATCTTTAGCAGATTCTATTTTCTTCCATCTTTCTATTTGTCTTTTATTAATACCTGCTTTTTCTGCACCTTTAATTATTTTATTTTTTACTCTTTCAGAACTAATAGATATAAGTTCTGCTGATTTGTTCCAGTAGGTAGATTTAAAAACAGGTATTCTTGACATATTGTTAGTTGGTCTAGTCATTAACCACTCCATACCTAGCTGTGTTGTTTTTTCTAATATGCCTGGACTTTTAAGTTCCATAGGTATTGTTCTCCAACCAACATCTTCTGTTAATCCTTCACCAAATTTATCAACATATTCTTTTATAGCTTCATCTTGATTTTTTTTATTTGTTTTTACTATTTGTCTTGTTCTTTTTGAACCAAGTTGATTTGCATCAAATAACTCCATTTCTGCTTTTGTTGCAGAACCTCTTGTTATTTGTTTTATGTCTATAACTTTGCCATCAACATTTTTAAATTTACCAGTAGCAAGTAACTCCCACATCTCTGCTGTAAGATCGCCACTCTTAGATAAGTCTGCTGTTATTGCATCATCTAATGTATTTAAAAATTGTTTAATTAAATTTCTGTCAGTAGTGTCAGTTAATACTTGCCATATGTTTTCTTTGTTTGTGCTAGTAGATATAGCCAACATAGCATCTCTTAATTCATTACCTTCTTCTAATAAATCATCTATAAGTTGTTCAGTAGCTTTAGATTTTTTAAGTTGTGATACAGCATTGTCAGGACCTAACATTTTAATTTCAGCAATTCTTCTTGTTAATCTACTTTCCAAATAATTATTAATAACTCTAAATTGCCCTTCGTTCCATTTAGAAGTGTTTGCTTGTGTTGCAGTTCCTGCTCCACCTACTCTTTGTACTGTTTCAAACTCTATACCTTGTCTATTTAATTTACCTGTAAGGTTATTAAATGCTCTTGATTCTGCTTCTCCTATACCTGCTTCAAATACACCATTATTTAACCAACCAGACCTAGCAGCAGAAGGTCTTACATCTATCAATCCCATTCTTCCTAAAATACTCATAGGATTTAAATAATTATCTCTAATTCCTAAAACACCATCAGCTATAACTCTTAACTGTTCTTCTGCTATAACACGAACTGTCCAAGCAGGTCTTAACAATGCAATAGGTTTGAAGACTTTACCAACATAGAAATTTAAAGCATTGTCTATGCCTACTTCGCCAACAATATCAGCCATTCTTAAAAAATTACCTTTCATACTTTTATCTAAACTATTAACAAGTTTTATAACCTCTGATGGTTGTGGCAAAGTTAAATCTCTTGTAAGTACAGATTCTATAATTGGTTGATTAGCAAATGTGTCAAAACCTTTTGTTATTTCTGATGATGACCAACCTCTATCACTAAGTTCTCTTGACCATTGACTTTTAAGTTCATTAGGTAAGTTACCTAATTGTGTATATACTCTTTTGTTTTTACCTACTTGATCTGGTACTTCTTCTATATATTTGCCTAAGTTAGTAAATACTTTTTTAATTAATTTTTTTGACCTGTCATTTAACTTACCTGCATCTTCAAAGTTTTTTGTAATAAGTTGTCTTAATGAACCCATATCTTTTACAACTGAATTGATAATTATGTTTCCTTTTAAAAATGGGTCTTTTGTTCCTAACGCATCTAGCTCACCAATTAAATCAGACAATCTTTTATTTCTATTTACTATTTTTCCTGTTGGGTCTAACTGTTTTAAAAACTTACTATAATTTACAAGCAACTGATCAGGGTTACTAGCTCTTAATTTTATATTGTATTGTGGACCAAAGTATGTATCAAAATATTGTGTAATTTTTCCCCTTTTTTGTAACTTAGGAACTATACCTTCAGTAGCAGAGGCAACTACATTTGTATTGTTTTTTAATAATTCTTTTACAGCTTTTAATCCTGCATCTCCTGTTTCTTCTATAGCTTGCAAATCTAACATAAATTTTGTTGTTTTATCTGCTAATTGTTGGTCACGCATAATATATTTATTTACAAATTTAAAATTTGATTGTTCAAGAATAGTTGCTGGATTATTTTTATTATTTAATAAAAACTCTGCAATTTTGTCGCCATCTTTAGAATCTATAGCTTGTTCTACTGTTCTTTTACTAAATGATTTCCTAACCCAACCATTTAATAAACCAACACTAGCTGCAGCATCATCACTAAGAGCTAACATTTTTCTTCCCGATTTTACAGTTTTAGCAGCTTTACCTACTAAGAAAGTTGGATCTGCTATATTAGCTAATAAATCTACAACACCTGTCCAAAAATCATACGCCTCATCTTCTGGACCAACAATAAAATGTAATGGTTGCCACATAACTCTACCAAAAGTAGCTTGTGTTCCTTTGCCTCTAGCTGCTAAAGCTCTTGATGTGCTTTCTGGTAAATTTACTTTTTTTGATTCTTCTTCAATCAATGTCCATATATTTTTACCTTTATTTTTTAATACTTTTGCCCTAGCTTTTTCTGTACTATAACCTTTGTCAATTAAATCTTTATATTCTTGTGTATCTTCAGGATTTGTGTCACCAAATATTGCTGTTCCATAATCAATTACATTCCCTTTTTCTCTTTCTGCTTTCCATATACCATAAGGACTAACATCTGCTTTTTTCCAAGGATTAGATACACCTTGTTGTTTTAAGGATATAGCTCTACCTACTCTAGGAAATGTATCTTCCCACACAGATCGTAATCCCATAAAAGCATTTTTTAAAAATAATTCTCGCAAACTAGATACTGTGTCTGGATTGGCACCTGATTGTGTTGCAATAGAGTTTTTTAATCTTTCAAAAGGACCTACTTTATTTCTTGTAAAAAAAGTAGTCATTTTTTCTATAAAAGAATCATCAGTATTTTTTTTAGCCATTTGTACCATAACTGTTTCTGGTACACCAAAACTTGTTTGATTTATTTTACTAAATTGTTCTGCTTTATCTTGTGAAAAATCTTTGTAAACCATTACAAGAACTCTAGTAAACTATCATCTCCAGTTGCTAACCAACTTTCATAAATAAAGTTTTTAACATCTTCTAAACCTTGTTCAGGTGTTGTCATTGGTGAAACACCAGGACCAAAAGGTAAACCAGATGTAACAGGTTCTGATTTTCTTTCTGTTGCTGCAAATACATCCATTTGTGGCATTGGTCTTGCTGGTCTAGGTTGTGCTTGTGGCATAGTGTCTTTTGACAAAGGTGCAGCCTGCTGTTGTTCTGTTAATTTTTTTTGTTCACCATAAGCAACACCAGGCATTCTACGCACAGCCTGTGTGTTATCTTGATAATTTCTAGCAGGTGGTGGTACATTTAAACCTCTATTGCTAGGACTCCTCGTTGCCATTTTCATCCTCATCTTCGTAAAACATAAATGTAGAACTTATAATCATATATCCAAAAGGAAAAGCTAAAGGAGGCATTTGATCGTGAAACATTCTAGGTTGTAATACATCTTCTTCTAGTAATATATCATCACCTAGTTCATCAACATCATATAAAGAGTTATGTACAATTTCTGCAAAATCGCTATTTATATTCATTATCCACCCATACCTTGTAATAACTGTGCTATGCCTGGTGGAGCACCCTGTGGTGGTAGGGAAGCTCCTCCAAGCAATTCTTGTTCTGCATTTGGTATTTCTGGTTCTTCTGCAGTAAAGAACTTATCCAAAATATTTTGCATATCTTCTGGATTCTTTCTTATCTGCACAACAGCCATTGTTGCTTTAGGGTCTCCTTGTTGTGCTTGAGCCAATAATGTATCAAAAAGTATTTTATCTGCTTTTTCTTTTGTAATTCTACTGTTTACAGTTGTAAGGTTATCTAACCCATCAAGGTTTTCTTGTAGTGTCTGTGTGTCTATGATACCTGCTTGGAGTAATTGCAGCCCTGTTACAATCTTCTGTGGTTCATCATATCCAGCCATAGCACCATAAACTCTGCGTGTCTTGTATGCACCTTGTATATCTTTTGATGGGTCATACTTCTCGCTAAAGAACTGATTGTTGTAATAACCAGATAAGTCTTTAGCTTTACCACCATACATTTTCTGATCCCACTCTAATCTCTTAGCATCAATCATTTCTATAGCATCAGCCATAACTGTGTGATACTCTCTAATCATAAGTGACATACTTGCACCTAATTCTTCTAATCCTCTACCTGTTGCAAAGCTAAGTGGGCTTTGTGAATCATCAGATACAGGATAAGAACCACCTACTCGTAGTTGTCGTTCTATTCTGTCTATTTGTTGAAAGATTTGATAA